ATATTGCGGCTTTCCTCGACAAAGAGGACGAGCGGCACCGCAATTTACACCGAGATATTCAAAAACGCCGCGTTGACAAAATGAGTTTTTCGTTCGTTGTGCGTGAGTGCAGTTATGACCGCGAAACACACACTCGGACGATAACTAAAATTAAAAAGCTGTACGACGTTTCGGCGGTGGATTTTGCCGCATACAACGAAACGAGCATTACTACGGCAAGGGACTTTTTCTCCGCGGAGCACGAGAAAGAGTTTAAGGAGCAGGAGCAGCGCCGCCGCCGTCAAATGCTGACAGCAAAAACCTACTGTTAAAAATCAAAAAGGAGTAAATCACTATGAAAGAACTTATTAAAAGAATGGCAGAAATCCGCAGCCGCAAGGTAGAACTGCGCGGCGTACTGGAAACCGACGCAAAAGCAGACCTCGACGCTATCGAAAAGGAGCTCCGCGAGCTTGACGAGGAATATACCAACCTCGAAAAGAGAAAAGCGGTTATCGAGGGTATCGGCGCGGGCACCGTTCCAGTAAATGAAGTGCCTAACCCTATCAACAATCGCTCTGCGGACAATTTCGACCAGGACAAGGAGTATCGCTCCGCCTGGCTCAAGCACGTTAGAGGGCTTGACCTTACCGAAAATGAACAGCGAGCACTCACTACTGGTACCTCCTCCGCGGGAGCGGTTATTCCGACCGTAACGCAGAATAAAATCATTGAAAAGGTTAACCAGTATTGCCCGCTGCTCGACAAAATCGACCTTTTACGCGTCCCTGGCGGCGTAAAGGTGCCCACAGAGGGAACTACCGCAGACGCAGCGGTACATACCGAGGGCGCAACCATTACCGCAGACGGCGACACTCTCTCGAGCGTTACGCTTTCCGCCTACGAGGTTACAAAGCTCGTTACTATTTCAAAGTCCGTTGAAAAAATGGCGATTGACGCTTTCGAGTCCTGGCTCGTTAATAAGATTGCCCGTAAGATTGCCGAGAAAATCGGTAAGCTGATTATTTTCGGCACGGGTACCAACGAGGCGCAGGGTATCAACGCCATTACCTGGGGCGCTACAAACTCCGTAACGGTTGGAAAAACCGCCTCTCTTTCCGCCGCAAACGTGCAGGGCGCCGTTGCGCTGCTTAACGGCGGTTATGATAACGGTGCGGAGTGGCTTATGTCGAAATCGACTTTCTTTACCGACTTCCACCCGCTTATGAACAACTCAAAGGACAATATCGTTACCGAGGACAACGGCGTTTACCGCGTTATGGGCTACCCCGTAAACTTCGACGACCGTATGACCGCGCACGAGGCTATCCTCGGCAACCTTTACAGAGGCTACCTCGGCAATATGCCCGAGGACGTTACGATTACCTCGCAGTTTGTAACCCGCGAGAACGCCTACGACTTCCTCGGCTGCGCTATGTTCGACGGCAAGGTGCAGGCGACCGAGGCTTTCGTTAAAATCGTAAAGGCTACGGCTTAACGGAGGGCTGAACAATGGCGGATATTTCAATGCAGTACGTAGCGGGTATTCGCCAGTATCTACGCATTAACCATACACGTTTTGACGCGGAAATTACCGACCTAATAGGAGCGGCAAGAGCCGACCTCCTATTAGGCGGTATCTCCGAAAAGAAAGTAAACGACGAAAGCGACGCACTTATAAAGCGGGCTATCGTCGTTTATGTCAAAGCGGAGTTTGGACTCGATAACGCAGACGGCGACAAGTACCGCGAGAGTTACGGTATGCTCAAGCGGCATTTAATGCTTTCGAGTGAATATACCGAGGAGGCGTAGTTATGTTATGGCGAGAAATCGGGTATTTGTGCTCGGAAAAAGAAACGCTCGACTCTCTCGGAAAACCTTTTAAGACTTTCGAGAAAAAAGAAGTTTTCTGCAACGAAAAGGGCGTTAAGCGAAACGAGTTTTACCAGGCACAAGCCCAGGGCTACCGCCCCGAGCTTTGCGTAGAAATTAAGGCTTGCGACTATGCGCGAGAGGGACACTTTGAGTATGACGGGACAATGTACCGCGTTATCCGCACATATCCCGTAAAAAACGAGTGCCTCGAGCTTATTTGTCAAGCCCTGGTTGCGGACGATTGACGCAGAGAGGAGGCGTTGCCTATGGCAGCAAATACAACGGCGCTTATTAAAGCTCTGCGGGAGCGGGTTAATAAAATCCTCACGACCTATTACGAGGAGGCACCGTCGAAAGACGCAGTATTTCCGTATGCGGTCATTAACGGCGTTAATATTATTGACCTCGCCGCGGGCGACCTTGCCTCTTTCTATCTCGATATATGGGTAGACGAGAAACAGCCGACCGCGACCGAGCAGCTCGAGAGCTTATGCGACACACTCCGTAATGAGCTTACGGGTGCCGTAATTGCCGAAAGCGGCGTTTTCGCCGCGCATATCGGCTTTGACAATCAAAACGCTATTGCCGACAGCGAATACGATATAGCGCATAGGCGTTTATCTATGTCGGCTCGAACTTTTTACAATTAGGAGGCAATAAAGATATGATTACCAATCTTACTACAAAGCAGATTGAGTCAATCCAAATCGACGAGGGCGTTATTTTCCTCAATTACGGGGAAACCGACGAGCGGCTGCTCGCTCCCACCAGGGGCGGCGGAGAGTTTGCCGCGACCGTTACCGTCCGCGATATTGAATTTGACGGACGACACGGAAAGACAACGGGCACCCAGGTTATCGAGGAGCAGGGCGCGTCCCTCAAGGTAACTACCCTTTGTATGAGCCAGGAAAACCTCGCGCTTGCAATTCCAACTTGCACGATTGCGGCGGACGACGGAAAGACCATTAAAAACCCGCCTACTGGCGTTATCGGAGCGGATAAGTACCTTAAAAACGTTACTATGTTCGCTAAAACAATCGGCGGCAAATATAAAAAAATCGCGATTTACAACGCTATGCACGAAACGGGCTTTAATGTTAAGGCGGTGCAAAAAGCGGAGGGCGAGCTCGCGCTCGAGTTTTTGGCGCACTACAAGCATAGCGACCTCGACGGCGACTTGTGGGCGGTTACGGAGATTGCACAAGCTCCCGATATGAGCGAAAAGACAACGCAGACTCAAGCCGCAGACGGCACAGGAAAAGCCGTAAGCAAGTAATAATCGAATTTAAGGAGGAGCCAAACAATGCTTACAATCGGAACTATGCCTATTATGCTTAAAATCGTAGGAAAGCTCGATATTAAGCCTATTATCCCTATGCTGAAAAACCTTGATATTTTCGAGGAGCCGAAAGACGCAGAGGACGCAAAAGACGCTCTCAAGAAACTTTCAAAAGAAAAGGTCGGCGTGCTTGCTTGCGAGGTGCTCGCAGAAATTACACCGCAGCTCGGCAAGATTGCCGACGACCTCCCGCCGCTTGTAGCTGCATATAAGGGTATCAGCGTCGCAGAGGCGCAGAAACTCGACGCAGCGGAGGTCATTAACGAGCTCGTCAATGACGAGGGCGTGAGAAGTTTTTTCAAGCGTGCCTTGCGGAAAAAAGCAGGGCAAGAAACCTAACACTCTTACACAAATATTATGACTGGCAGCTTATCGAGAGTCTACCGCTTGCGGCTCTCGGTGGGCTGCTTTCTTTTGCAACCGAGGAGGAAAAACGGCTCGAAAAAGCCGAACAGGAAAAAAGGCTTTTCCCCCTATGGCTTGCAAATTATGCCCTTGCAAAGCTGCAAGGCTCGGAGGCTATGGACTACGAAACGTTTATAAATCAAACGTTTTCGGAAGTGCCTCCGCCCGCACCGAAAAAGGAAAAGTCAGCGGACGACATAACGGCGGAGTTTGCGCCGATAATCGAGGCTGACAGACGGAAAGGAGGCTAACCTATGGCAAGTATTTTTTCGGTTTTCGGAGAAATCCTTATCGACAATACAAACGCCGATAAAAGCATAGACAGCACCACCGAAAAGGCAGAAAAAAGCAGCTCAAAGGTGGGCTCCGCGTTTTCGTCTATCGCAAAAGGCGCGGCTGCCGTCGGAACCGCAGTTGTTGCAGGTGCTACGGCAATAGGCGGCGCAGTTTACAAAATAGCGACAAGCACAGCCGAACAAGCGGACTATATCGACAAGTTATCGGAAAGAACGGGCATAAACCGAGAGGAGCTGCAACGTTGGAAACACGCCGCCGACCAAAGCGGCGTTAGCGTAGACTCATTCAAAAACGGAATTAAGAAAATGTCGGACGTGATAGACGACGCAAATAACGGCTCAAAAACCGCGAGCACCTCATTATCAAGGCTCGGCTTATCCCTTGACGACTTAAATAAAATGTCTACCGAGGAGAAGTTTAACACTATTACCGCCGCGCTTGCGGATATGGAGCAAGGAGCAGAGCGTAACGCCCTCGGAAACGACTTGCTCGGAAAAAGCTATACAGAAATGCTCCCGCTGCTCAACGCAGGCTCGGACGGTATGGCGGCTTTGAAAAAAGAGGCAGACGACCTCGGTATTGTTATGTCGGAGGACACCGTAAAAGCGGGTGTTGTACTCGGCGATACGATAGCAAATGTTAAGGACGCTTTCGGAGGATTGTTAAACAGAATAGGGGCGGCTGCTATTCCGCTTATACAACAAATCGCCGATATGATAATAGCGGGTTTACCAAAAATACAAGCCTTGTTTGATAAATTAGTACCCGTAATATCAAGTGTTTTCGAGCGACTTTTACCCCCGCTGTTTGAGCTGATACAAACTCTATTCCCCGTGCTTATGGACTTAATAAGCTCACTACTGCCGCCGATTGAGTCTATTATTACGGCTATTCTGCCCGTAATAATCAATCTCATACAGCAGCTCGTGCCGTTTTTAATTCAAATAGTACAACAGATTTTGCCTATTGTCGTACAGCTCATAGAGGGGCTTATGCCTTTAATAACGGAAATCCTTAACACGGTATTACCCGTTATTATTCAGCTATTACAAGCGCTCTTGCCGCCTCTGATTGAGATTATACAAGCGGTGCTCCCCGTAATAATTGAGCTTATACAGCTATTGCTCCCTCCGATTTTGCAAATAATCCAGGCAATCCTACCCGTTTTAATTAACCTCATAAATACGGTTATGCCGCTTTTAGTGCAGATTATCGAGGCGATATTGCCCGTAATCACTACGTTAATTGAAACGATTATACCGCCTATTTTGGAAATCGTGGAAATGATATTACCGATACTCACGGACTTACTTAATCAGCTTATGCCTATATTAACAAGTCTGCTCGAAGCGGTATTGCCCGTAATTATAAGCCTTATAGAGCTTATAGCTCCTATTCTCAAACCGATACTTGAGCTTTTGTTTACGCTCCTCGAGCCTTTGCTCGACTTGCTTAACCTTATTCTCCCGCCGCTTATCAGTCTTTTTACGGGGCTTATAAGTAAGGCTCTTACACCGCTTAAAGCGGCGCTCGGGGTTGTGGCGGACGTATTGAATACGGTATTTAAGGGCGCATTTGAGGGTATCGGAAAAGTAGTAGGCAATATTAAAAACGTTTTCTCGGGTATTATCGACTTTGTAAAGAACGTTTTTACGGGTAACTGGCGCGGAGCCTGGGACGCGGTAGTAAAGATATTCTCTAACATATTTGAGGGTATCAAAAACGCCTTTAAGGTGCCTATAAACTGGATTATTGACGGGCTTAACGTCTTTATTCGAGGACTTAACAAGCTCAAAATACCCGACTGGGTGCCAGGTATCGGCGGCAAAGGGTTAAACATAAAGGAAATATCCCGCCTCCGTATCGGTATGGAATACGTGCCGTATGACGAATACCCCGCACTACTTCACAAAGGCGAGCGCGTGCTGACCGCAAGCGAAAACAAAGATTATACCAACCTCCAAAAAGCAGAAAAGAGCGCAGACAACGCCGAGGGCAAGTATGTAATAAAAATCGAGTTCGGCGAAAAGTCAATTTACATTGACAGCCTCAAGGCTGAAAACCCCGACGACGTAAACTCTTTTGTTGAGCTGCTGCTCGAGCTTATAGAGGAGAAAATAAGACGAAAGGGAGTTGTATTTGCGTAATGGAAAAATTACCGTTTTTAATGTTTCGTGAGCATAGCTCCCTCGAGTATGCTTTGCTCATTTCGGAGAAAAGCTCTTACAAGGGAGCGGCGAGGGACGTAACATATACGAGCGTGCCAGGGCGCAGCGGCGACCTCTTGACCGACAACGGGCGCTATAAAAACATCACTATTCCGTATAAGCTATCGTTGCTCAATACGACCGACCGCAGCTTTGCGGTGCTCGCACATCAAATAAAGGGTTGGCTGCTCTCCGAGGCGGGGTATTTCCGCTTGTGGGACAGCTACGACGGTAAATACTTCCGCCTTGCCTCCTATAACGACGAGGCGGACATAGAGCAAGAACTCCGCGAAACTGGCGCGCTCTCACTCTCCTTTAACTGTAAGCCGTTTAAGTATTCGTTTGAGGGGCAAAACCACGTCGCATTCACGGCGGGCGGCTCTTTGTATAATGCCGAGTTTTTCCCGTCGTCCCCGTATATCAAAATAACGGGCAGCGGCACGGTAACGCTCACTATCAATAATGCCTCGTTTACATTTTCGGATATAGACGAGTATATAGAGATAGACTCCGAGGCTATGAACGCCTACAAGGGCACCGTAGCCAAAAATAACAAAATGACGGGAGCGGGCTTTCCGACGCTCGCCCCTGGCAAAAACGTTATTGCCTGGACGGGAAACGTTACGCGGCTTGAAATCGTGCCGAGGTGGTGCTGCTTATGATACCCGCACTCTACAACAAAAGCGAAACAACCTTTACTCATAACGGCGTGGGGCTGCTCTCCGAGGCTGTAAAAGCGACCGTAACGGAGGAGCGCAACGGCAGCTATGAGCTTTCGCTGCAATACCCTATTACGGGACGCTTTTACTCCGAAATTACAGAGGGCGCGATTATAAAAGCAAAAGCAAACGAAACGAGCGAGCCGCAGTTATTCCGCATTTATAAGAGCTCGAAACCTATAAACGGTATCGTTACATATTCGGCGGAGCATATCTCCTACGACCTTAACGGTATACCGCTGCTCGGATTTTCAATTAAGAACGCAACCCCACAAATGGCTTTAACAAAAGCTATCGAGGGAGCGGCTCTCCCTTGCCCGTTCACAGCGTATAGCAATATATCGACGCTGAACAGCACGGAAATATTAACGCCGTGCTCGGTGCGGGCACTCCTCGGAGGGCAAACGGGCTCTTTGCTCGACGTTTGGGGTGGAGAGTATGAGTTTGACAATTTTACAGTAAAGCTCTATTTGCACCGCGGCAAGGATAACGGCGTAGTTATCGAGTATGGTAAAAACCTTAAAGACCTAAAACAGGAAAGCAATATAGCGGAGTGCTATACGCATTTAGTGCCGTATGCGGTATATACCGTCCAGGACGAAAGCGGCAACTCCGAGGAAAAGTACGTTTACCTTGCCGAAAAGGTTATACCGCTTACCGAGGCGGAGGACATAGGACATTATAAAGCCTTTATTATGGACTTTTCCGACCGTTTCGGAGATAACGAGGAAATAACCGAGGAAAAGCTGCGAGCCAAAGCCACCGCATACGCTGCGGCGGCAGACCTCGGCACACCAAAAGTTAATATTACCGTTTCTTTCGTGCAGCTTTGGCAGACGGAGGAATATAAAAACATTGCGCCGCTTGAGAGGGTTAAGCTCTGCGACACCGTTACCGTGCGCTTTTCAAAGCTCGGCGTAGCGGCTACGTCAAAGGTTATTAAAACCGTATATAACTCTCTGCAAGAGAAATACGAGAGCGTTACCCTGGGCGACGCTAAAAGCTCGTTTGCAAACACCGTAAACAAGCAGCAAGAGGCAATACAAGAAATCAAAAGCTCCGTTAAAAAGGGACAAGCGGAGGCTACCGAACAGCTCAAAAAGGCAATAGCTAACGCTACGAGCCTTATTACGGGACATTCGGGAGGCTACGTTGTCCTAAACCCCGCAGAAAAGCCACAGGAAATACTCATACTCGACACGCCGACAATAGACGAGGCGGTTAATGTATGGCGTTGGAATAGCGGCGGGCTCGGGTATTCCTCGACGGGATATAACGGCGAGTATTCGCTCGCTATGACTATGGACGGAGCAATCGTTGCGGATTTTATATCCGCGGGTATTCTCAACGGCGCGCTGCTGCAAGCGGACAGCGTGCAAAGCTTGGCTATCTCGCAGCACTACAAAGCCGAGGTAACAAACGAAATCGGAGAAACCGCAAGCAGCATAGAGCAAGCCTTTGTCGCTGCCGACGAGCAGTTATTAAGCCTTATAACGAGCGTTCAAACCGTATTAACGGGCGACGTGGAAACGCTCGAAACGACCGTTTCACAACTGCGGCAGACGGTAGAAAGCCTCACGCTGTCCTACACGTCAAAGACGGCGGGCGGAATTAACAATATCCGCAATTCGAGCGGCTTAAACGGCGTTTCGGACGATTGGAGCTATTCGGGCTCCGTCGTAGCACAGCAAACGGCGGAGGCTATCAACAACACCTCCTCGGGCTCTCTCTTTCGGCTGCGCATTGCTACGCTGTCACAAGAGATAACCGTACTACGCGGCAAAAAATATACGCTTACTTTCCGCGCCCGTGCAGCAACGAGCAACAGGTGCTACGCGCTGCTCAATAACGGCGGAAACGATACTTATATTTTCGATACGCAAGCCTCGGGCTCCTGGACGGATTACGCGCTGACCTTTACCGCCTCGGGCGATACCGTAACTCTCACGGCGGGGACAACGGGTTATTATCTTTACGTAGCGGACTTTATGTTAGTGGAGGGCGAGCAAAAAACGCATTGGAGCCCAGCCCCGAACGAAATATATACCACAAACGTAAAGATAGACCGCCGCGGAATTAACATTACAAACTCGGAAAGCTCGACCGAAACCATAATAGACAATACGCAGTTTGCCGTAAAGCACGCGGGAAATATCGTGTTGACGGTCAATAAGGACTTAACAACATTGCGTAAAACGGAGGTTACGGACGAGCTTACAATAGGCAAAGGAAAGTTTGTGCCTCATACGGACGGGCTTAACTTTGTACTGCTTGATTAAGGAGGCGACGCTATGGCATTAAGCGGCAGTTTTTATAACTATCCCGTAAAATCATTCGGGCTATATTGTGAATGGAGCGCAAGCCAAAGCGTTACGGGTAATTACAGCAATGTTACGCTGAAAGTTTACTTGTCTTACTGGGAATTATACGTAGGCGCAAGGGACGACGGCGTTATAAACATTGCGGGCAATTCAAGCAATTTTTCGACCGCAGCTATCAGCGAGTCCTCGAGCGGGTGGAAAAAGAAACTCATAGCGCAAAAGACCGTAACAGTATATCACGACGGAAACGGCAACGCTAATTGTTACCTCGGTGCCTCCTGGCGATTTAGCGGCACATACTCGGGTACATCTATCGGGACGATTACGGCGGAGCAAACCGTTTCTCTCGATAAGTTAAACCGTTCGGCTCCGTCTATCAGCATAAGCGTATCAGACATAACGGCAAACTCCGTAAAGCTCTCTGCCTCCGCGTCTACAACGTGCGATATATGGGACTATACAACGAATAACTGGGGCAGCTATAAGCAGTATTCGACCTCTGCGGGCACGAGCAACAGTATCACTATAACGGGGCTTTCCCCGAACACGTCTTATACTATCGCAGTTAGAGCGCGAAAACAATATAATCACGTTGTCGGCTCGTCGGGCACAAAAACAATAAAGACACTCGGCGGCTCGGTGCTCTCCTCCGTAAGCACATTAACGGCAGATAGTGCGACAGCAAAAATAACGCTTTCGGCTACCGTCTACGATACGAGCTACAAACACAAGCTCGTATTAAAGGACGGCAGCACGACAGTTTTAACCCTTACGGGGCTTTCACTCTCGAACGGCTCAAATACAATTACACTTACAGCGGCGCAGCGCTCGTCTATCCTCGCGGATATGGCGGCAAAAAAGAGCTTTACGGGCACGTTTAAGCTTTCGACTTTCAGCGGCTCCTCGCAAATCGGGAGCACCTCAACCAAAACGGCAACGGTACAAACGACCGCGGCAAACTCTGCGCCGACGTTTTCGGGGTTTACCTATAAGGACACGAACACCACCGCGGCGGGAGTTACGGGAAATAATCAAATTTTGATACAGTCAGTATCAACGCTGCAAGTTATCGCGTCAGCGGCAACAGCCAAAAACGGCGCGACCATTTCGAGCTACTCCGTTTCTGCAGGCGGCTCGACCGCCTCAAGCACAACCGTAACGCTGAACGTCGGCAAAATATACACCTCGGGCACGGTGCCTATAATCGTTACCGCAATCGACAGCCGCGGCTATACCTCCTCGGCTACGGTAAACATTACGGTTATAGCCTATAAAAGCATAGACATAACAACCGCAATTATGCGGCGTGTAAACGAGATTGAGGACGTAACGCAAGTAACCCTCGAGGGAGATATTACACCCGTTAAGGTTAATAACGTCAATAAAAACACGCTGCGAAAGCTCTATTATCAGTATAAGAGGACAGACGCGAGCGCTTATAGCTCTTTGACCGATATAACGAGCTTTGCAACATTTAACGACAGCGGCTTTACGTTCACGTCGGACGAATGGTTAAGCCTGGACGCTAATTACTCCTGGTATGTGCGATTTTATGTTTATGATAACCTAACGGGCGACACAGCAACAATAACCGTATCGCAGGGCACGCCCTTAATATCGTTCCGCCGAAAAAAAGTAGGCATAAATAAGCGGGAGCCCACCCAGGCGCTCGACGTTGACGGCAATATAGCCGCAAACGGAGTTATAGTCCTGGGATATGCAGGGCACGTCGAGGGCGACTTTAACAACTACAAAAACGGCGGTATTTTCTTTGCGCCTACAACAAGCGGAATAAGCAACGCGCCACCAGGCGGAGCGGGCTATCTCGAGGTACTCTCGACAACTGACGGCTTTAACCTTATTCAGCGTTACACCGCAACGGCGGCGGGCTGCAAGGTTTATATACGGTCGTTTATCCTTAATACAAACTGGACTCCCTGGACGGAGAAATAAGCAAGGAGGAAACAATATGCAACTTACACACTCTATCGCGCTTGACTTTGGACGCGATACACTCCCTATTACGATTTTTGCAAAGCAGTACGACAAGGAGAGCCGCTTTGTTGAAATTGTGCCCCTTGAGTGCGGCAAGGATTATACGCTCGAAAGCGGAGTAACTGCTCGCTTGCAGCTTACAAAGCCCGACGGTCATACCGTACTTAAAACGGCAACGATTGCAAACGGCGTTATCAAAGTTGAGCTCACGGAGCAAACGCTCGCCGTCGCGGGTACTGCCGTTGCGGAAATCGGGCTTTACAAGGGTAACTCCCTTTTAAGCTCGCAAATTTTCTATATTGAAATTAAGCGAGCAGCTTATAACCCCGACGCACCCGCAAGCTCCGACGAATACCCCGCGTTAATTGACGCGCTCGGCAAGGTTGAAACCTCCGTAGGCTCTGCTAATTCCGCGGCAGCGGCAGCAAACGCAGCAGCAACGAAAGCGGAAACAGCGGCAGGCGGAGCCGATACTGCCGCGCAAAACGCGACCTCGGCAGCGTCAGCGGCTAATAATGCGGCAAGCGGTGCAAATACCGCAAAAACGAACGCAAATAACGCAGCCTCCGCAGCGAATACCGCAGCGGGAGCGGCTAACTCTGCGGCAGCAGCAGCTAACGAGGCAGCAGAGGCAGCAGAGGGCGCGGAAAACGTTAATATCTCCGCTACGCAAACGACAACGGGAGCGGACATTACCGTTACCAACCGAGAGGGAGAACAAACGACCGTACATATTGACACGCTTACAGCGGTTAATACCTGGGAGGATATTAAAAACGCCGTCCGCCTCGGACTCGGAGAAAAACTCTTTCCCGTTGGTTACGAGTTTACCACCCTCGACGCTGATACTACGCAAAATATTATATGGGTTGTGAGGGCGCACGACCACCATACAGCGGCAAATAATAAGCTCACGCATACAATGACGCTTGAAACAAAGAACGTTTACAGCTTGTCGAGCGGGGCGCAAAAGGTGGTACAGTACGACGCGACCGAGGCTTTTTATTTTGCGGAACTCGGACTCGCGGCGGGCACTTATAACATCACGATTGCAAATCAAGCCTGGTACACCGCCGACAACGGCAAAACGTTTCAATTTGAGCTTACAAAGGCGCTCCCCGTGGGCGGTCAGCTCGTATTTGCTATGACCTATAACGCTACCCTCGAGGGCAAAAGCGTTAAAAGCTATGCAAATAAGACTACGACAACGGCACTTGAAACCGTTACTCTTACGGAGGGCTCCGAGGGTACAAGCCTCGGTACAACGAACGGGAGCAGCCCTAACGTAAACCATATGCACCGTGCTATTTTCGGCAGCAATAACTACGCTCAATCCGCCGTCCGTCAATGGCTTAATAGCGCCGCCGTAGCGGGCTCGGTGTGGGCTCCTACTAACGTATTTGACCGTCCCGCGTCCTGGGCGACAAGCTATAACGGTTTTATGCACGGTTTGCCCGCTGACTTCCTGGCGGTTGTGCAGCCCGCCGTACTTGCTTGCCGTACAAATTCGCTCTTTGAGGTTGAAAGCCTCGACGGTACGGCTTTTGCTATCAATCAACTTTACAGCCTTAAAGCGGATAAGTTTTTCCTACTCTCCCGCCCCGAGATTTTCGGGGACTGGGACAGCGCAAGTTACAAAGACGGTACGCAGCTCGAATATTATAACGGTTTGACGGCGACCGAGCGTATCAAACGCGACGCGGCGGGTACGGCGCGTGACGCTTGGTTGCGTTCTCCAAGCCCGTCCCACGCGGACCGCGCGCGCATTGTCCACCTCTCGGGCGAAGTGAACCACAGCAGTGCGGACAACGGTCACGGCGTAGCCCCCGCTTGTATAATCGCATAATCGCAAATCCGCCTCGGTAGAGGCGGGAAAAGCGATTAAAAGGAGGTTTTTATATGAGTGTGCGAAAAGGCGACCGCGGCGAGGGAAAGCTGCAAGTGCTTAACAAAGCGCGGGAGCTCAAGAAATACACCCTCGGGCTGATAAAATCGGAGAAACATTTTCCAAAGTCTACACGGTGGATATATGCCTCTCCGATAGTAAACGAAATACGGGAGGCGTGCGTATGTATTCGGCACGCAAACTCCGTATTTGTAACAAACGACGAGGAGTACACATACCGCCGTATGGAGCAAGTCAAGGCGCACGCGCACCTCGACGCGCTTTTAGACCTGGCGGACGACGCATACGACGCGGGCTACATATCGGGAAATCAAGTAGAGTATTGGACGGGCTTAATACTCAAAACCGACGACCTCTTGAAAGCCTGGATTAAGTCGGATAAAGAAAAATATCAAAAATAAATAATAGGGCGGTTGCTATATTTGCGGTACGGCGCGTAACGCTTGGTTGCGTTCTCCTAACCCGTCCAACGCGAACAACGCGCGCATTGTCAACTCCTCGGGCGAAGTGAACAACAACAATGCGTACAACGGTAACGGCGTAGCCCCCGATTGTGGGATTAGTCAGTATTCAAGTAGTCGAAAGACCAAAGCAGCACAGCTCACACAAGGAGCGACCGTCCTAACTCCGAAAGGAGGAAATATTGCGGGCGACAAAGGTACCTCGCGGGGCGTCCTTTTATATGCGTCCGCTTTTCTTATGGCATACGAGCAAGTAATTTCCTTTGATAATCTGTATAAAGGCTTAAAAGAGAGCTGCCGTAATATCCGTTGGAAAGATAGTACCGTAGGATGTGAGGGTAACGCGCTTAAAAATACCTATCGTTTGCGGCAAACGCTGCTTAACGGTACGTACAAAATAGACCGATACCAACATTTCACGATATACGAGCCGAAACGTCGGGACATTGTAGCCACAAGGTTAAAAGACCGACAATTTCAGCGTTCGCTCTGCGACAACGGCTTTTATGAGCAAATTACAAAATCCTTTATAACGGATAATTGCGCTTGCCTCAAAGGGCGCGGCGTAGACTACACACTAAACCGTATGACCGCACATCTGCGGCGGTATTATGCCGCGCACGGTTGCGACGGCTGGGTGCTTAAATGTGATATACGGCATTATTTCCAAAGCATACGGCACGACATAGCAAAGGCAGCAATATGCAAGCGGGTTACAGATACTCAAATTGCGGAGCGGGCTTGCGAAATTGTGGACTCTTTCGGGGAAATCGGGTTAGGGCTCGGCTCCCAGGTATCGCAGCTCGTAGCTCTCGCCGTCCTGGACGACCTCGACCATTTCATAAAGGAGCGGTTGAGAATAAAGCATTATATCCGATATATGGACGACTTTATTTTAGTACACGAGGACAAAGAGTATTTGCGGCAATGCAAAAAGGAAATCGAGGCGCGCCTATTCGCCCTCGGCTTACAACTCAACGATAAAACGGCGCTTTACCCATTACGCCAGGGAGTAAAGCTCCTACAATGGCGGTTTATCGTTACCGATACGGGCGCGATAATCCGCAAAATGGGTAAAAAGAAACAGAGCAAGCAGCGCCGCAAGCTCAAAAAGCTATACGCAAAAGAGCGCCGCGGAGAGTATGCGCCAGGGACGGCGCACGAGTCGCTCGTTTCCTGGCTTGCAAATGCCGCCCGCGGAGATACCTACCACGAGCGGCTCAAAATGATAAATTATTTTAAGAATATGGAGGCTACATACAATGCAAGAGAACATCTATAAAAGACTCGCACAGGCGGAGGCAATGGCAGCGGCGCAGAAAGCGGAAACAATGGAGGTACTGCAAGCGGCATATAAGCGAGCTTGCGAGGAACTCAACGAGGAGGACGCGGCAGCGTTTGCCCGCAAAATCCGCGATAAACTCCTTAACGAAACCGATAGCCGCATGGCTCTCGACCGCTTTAATATCAGCGTGCCGAGCGGAACCTCTTTTACCGCCTGGCTTTCGTTCTTAAAATCGCTCGGAGAAATTATTACGGGAGCTTGGGCAATATATCGCCAGGCTCTCCGCGACCTCCCCGAACAAGAGGGCTTTCCGTTTAATGTTACTTTCCCCGCCCCTCCCGAGGTTGAGAACGACGGGACAGAGGGCGAGTAATGGGAAATTATGAGCTTATAGAGGAGATTTGCAGCGTGGCAAGGCTGCAAGCGGATATTATACAAAAGCAAGCCGAGGCTATCGCTCAAGCAGAAATTGCCGAAAGCGTAGCGGCTGACCTTGCCGAAATGAGAAAACAGGCGGCGGACACTCTCGCCCGCTGCGAAAAAGAGCTTTAAGGAGGCGGAGGCTATGTTAGATACGTTTATATCCTGGCTTATACCGTTTCTTTGCGGCGGTGCCGTAACATTTGCGGGCACTATGCTAATTAAGCTCAAAGCAATTAAAAACGGCTTACAATGCCTTTTGAGAGCTGAAATAATCCGCTCATACGATAAGTATACCGAGCGCGATTATTGCCCTCTTTATGCAAAAGAGGCACTCGCAAGGGCATATAAAGCATATCACGCCCTCGGCGGTAATGACATAGCGACAGAATTATATCACGATATAATGGAGCTGCCGACAGAGCCGCACAAGGAGCAAACCGAGAAAGGAGGAAAATAATACAATGGAGAAAAAGAAAGTATCGGTTGAAACCGTAGTACGTACTATTGTGCTTGTGGTAACGCTGCTTAACCAGGTTTTAACTATGCTCGGCAAAAACCCGCTGCCCTTTGCAGAGGACGAGCTGTACTCTATGCTCACGGCTGCCGCCACCGTAGCGGCTACGCTTTGGGCTTGGTGGAAAAACAACAGCTTTACCTCGGCAGCTATCCAGGCAGACGAGTATATGAAAGAAATCAAGCACGAAAACGCGAGTTATACAGAAAGCGAGGATTAAAACAGTATGAATATCATTACGGCATACGCAACAAAGAACGATTGCTACAAGGCGGCGCGGAAAATGAAACCCGCGGGCATTGTCGTACATAGTACGGGTGCAAATAACCCGTACTTGAAACGCTACGTTGACGCACCCGACGAGGTGGGCGTAAACCAGTACGGCAACCATTGGAATAACCCCGCCTCGGTAATGAAACGCTCCGTTTGCGTTCACTCCTTTATCGGCTACGATAAAAACGGAGCCGTAAGGGTTGCAAACATTCTCCCGTACAATTATTGTTGTTGGGGCGTTGGGAGCGGCTCGAAAGGCTCTTATAATTACAACCCCGCATATATTCAGTTTGAAATGTGCGAGGACGGGCTCACGAACAAGGCGTATTTTGAGGCGGTGCGCGATACCGCTATTGAGTATTGCGCTTATCTCTGCAAGGAGTACGGCTTGTCGGTTGATAATATCGTAAGCCACCGCGAGGCGCACGCTCTCGGTTATGGAAGTAACCACGGCGACCCCGATAACTGGTGGAAAAACTTTTCCTACACAATGGATATGTTCCGCGCCGCGGTAAAAGCAAAGCTCGCGGCGCAGAACAAGCCCGCAGAGCAGCCGAAACCCTCGGAGGAGAAAACTCTGTACCGTGTGCAGACGGGAGCTTTCAGCAAAAAGAGCAACGCTACCGCCCTCGCCGATAAGCTCAAAGCCGCGGGTTTTGATACCTACATTGTGCAGAGCGGCAACCTCTATAAAGTCCAGGTCGGAGCCTACTCCGTCAAAGCAAACGCCGACGCTATGGCAGCAAAGCTCAAGGCGGCGGGCTACGACACTTTTATTACCACAAAGAGCGGTACGGCGGTAGGTTCCGACGCTACCCCGAAAAAGTCCGTTGACGAAATCGCCCGCGAGGTTATCCGCGGAGCCTGGGGCAACGGCGCAGACCGAAAAAACAGGCTTACAGTCGCGGGTTATGATTATAGCGCCGTGCAGAGCCGTGTAAACGCTCTGCTTAAATAGTCCTCCTTAAATTCACATAGGGAAAGCGGCGGGAGTGAGGGAAACCTCGCCCGCCGCTTTTTCACTTTCCGAAAGGAGCCGAAATATGGCAAACAAATACAATGTAACCTTTGTCAACAAGAGCGACGAGGTAAAGAAAGCTATTGTCGGGCTATCAAAAACGGCATTACGAGCCTCGGGAAAAGTTGTGCGTAAATACTTGCGCGATAATGTGCCGCTAAGGTCAAAGCGTTTCAAAAACCATATAGGCACCTGGGTTATGATTAACTATTCAACGGGACAGCCGACGCTACAAGTCGGCTTTTATTCCTGGCAAAAGGTACGCAAGAAAGGAAAACAACCCTCACACGCGAGCCCGCATTGGGTAGAGTTCGGCGTAAAGCCGCATACTATGCCGAAAGGCGATAAAGTCGGGCACTTTATGCGTTACGAAAATATGATTTTCGGCTACAAGGTCAACCACCCAGGCACGAGAGCGACAAACGTATTGCGCGATACCGTGCAAAACAATTTATCGGAAATTCGGGCAGCACAAGAGGAATACCTAAAAGAGATAACGAAAAAGCTCGAGGAGGCGGGCTTGAAAATCGACAAGGGCGACGAGTTCGAGGACGACGACTAAAGCAAAAGGCGGGGGCAATTAAGCCTCCGCCTTATTTTTATTGCTTTTGATATATGATAATATGTAAATTACAGCCGTATGCTCTATCTCCGCCGCCAGTCAGCGCGGCAATAGTAATACTCATAGGGTTATGTCCCCATTTTGTTTTTATCTCCGAGGCAAGCTCTGCGCCTAAATGCCCGAGCTGCTGCCCCTTTTTATTAAATACGCCGATTGCGTCGGGGTACTCCTTTGTCGGTACGGGTTTAAGTATAATATCCTCGCCAGGCTTGCAACTTTCGATTATGGCTTGTCTGC